CGTTATCGACCGCGATCGTTGGGTCCACGCAAGCCACGGCCATTAGTCCACCGATTCTCGGGGCGAAGCGCATTCCCGACCAGAGTGGCCAGCATTCATCGGTGATTTACCTTGGCTGATGTGATCTTCACCTTTGAGCTGAAAGGCACCGCTGAAGTCCACGCGAAGATTGCCGAGGCGCTGCGCTCGATGTCTGGAAAAGCGGAAGCCGCGCTGTATCAGGAAGCCGAACGCGAAATGGCGGCATCGAAGCTCAGGGTGCCAGTCGATACCGGCACCTTGCGCGATTCAGGACATGTGCAACAGCCCGAACGCGATGCCTCTGGTGTCTCAGTCACGATGGGCTACGGAGGCGCGGCGGAAGATTACGCGATCATTCAACATGAGTCATTGGAATTGCACCATACGGTCGGGCAGGCGAAGTTTCTCGAGAGCGTGTTGCAAGAGAGTGCGCCACATCTTCTCGAACGCATCGCGAACAGGATAACGGTGTGATTCTCGATGATTTGGGCGATTACTTGTCAACGGGAGGGCTTGGCTTGACGAGTGGGACGAATCTTTTTCTCGGCACCTGGCCAGACGCGCCAGATACGGCCTGCGCCATTTATGAAACAGGCGGATTCTTCCCGATTCACACGATGTCAGCCAGCGCTGGCAATGCCGCAGTCGAGCGTCCGCGCGTGCAAATCACCACGCGCGCCGTGAAGTACCAGACAGCCCGGCAATTGATGCACAACGTCTTTCAGCGGTTGGACGGGGTGAGCAATCAGACCATTGGGAGTACCCGGTATCTGAGCATCGTGGCGGTCTCCAGTCCAGCCGCGATGGGGACTGACGCGAGCGGGCGCGCACGTTTCGTGGTCAATATGGACATTATTAAGAAGTTGCACACGAGTACGAGCACATAGGAAGGGTGAACCGTGGCACAAGTGGTCTTTTCCTGCGCTCACGTGCTGCTTGGCGCGCACGAGTTCTCAAGCCAGTTCACCGACGTGATCGTGAATCGCAGTAGCGAATCGCTCGACGTGTCGACGATGGGTACGGGCACCAGGAAGCATAAGGGCGGCGTGAAGGACGCCTCGGTGACTGGGAAGGGGTTCGTGAACCTCGGATCAAGCCTCATGGACGGCGTGATTTTTGGTGGCGTGGCCGCAGACGCCACGCTGGCGACGGTGTTTATCAACGGCATTCCAGTCGTAGCCTGTTCCACAGCCGGCGGATACGGGATGACGGGCGTGAGCGTCAAGCACGTGGTCGGCGGCAGTTACGGCCAGCTGCTCCCGTTCGATCTCGATCTCCAGACACAGCACGACCTCGTCCATGCCGTCGTGCTCGACAACGCGCTCTCAACAGCCTGGAGTACGGGCGCCAATACCGGCACGGCGATTCCGTTGTCCACGAGTGGGATGTCTACCGAGGAGAAGCTCTACGGCGGCTTTCACATCACGGCGCTCTCGACGGGCATCGTGAGCAATGGGATCTCCGCCGTGATCGCCGCGGCGTCATCAAGTGGATTTGCGACGAGCGATACGCGGATCACCTTCTCGGCGAAGACCTGCAAGTCTGGGACGTGGGCCACGCCGATCGCATCGAGCGCACTCAGCACGGATCAGCCCTTCGTGCGCGCCGTGATTACCGTCGCCACGGGGACAAGCACCGGCTATTCAGCGAGCGGTTTGATTTGGGTTGGGCATCAGTAATCGTCACAAGGAGTAGCAGATGGCAGCGGAAATTGTCTTCTCGAACGCGCTCTTAGCCGTCAACGGCATCGACCTCTCGGCCTATGTTCAGGACATCACCCTGAACTACGGGAGCGAGAGCCAGGATGTCTCCGTCATGGGGACAGGCACCCGGAAGCACAAGGGGGGCGTGAAGGACTGGTCGATCGATGTCAAGTTCCTCTACGACTGCTCGACGGGTGGACCGGAAGCCAGACTATTCGGGCTCGAAGGGACATCGGCCTGTGTCGAGTATCGCCCGATCAATGCCTGCGCGACAGAAGCGCGGCCGATGTTCTGGGGTATCGGTTCCATCTTCAATGGCCCGATCGGTGGGTCGTATGGCGGGATGCTCCAGTTCACGACCAAGATCGCCTCGTATGGCGATCTGACGCGAGCCACCGCGAGTTAGTCGTGAGGATTTCCGGCTCAGGTGGGCGGGTGCGCGTGGGGTATCAGACCGCAGCCACGTTGGGGCCGTGGACCCTCACCCGGACCAGGAGCGGGCCGATACCTGAATATGAGGCCGACGCCTCACTGTCAAGTTGCGATGCGTTCTGGAGCCAGCAAGGGCCGATGGATCTGGAATTAACGATGGGGCAGCGGATCTGGGCGTGGGCTCAGGTGCAGCCCTCACTCACGGCCGAGTCACTCACGGTCACGCTTCTCGGCGGGCCGTCGATTCACTGAAGGAGTTGTGGTGAGTAGAGCGTTTTTCGTGGAACCCGATCCGGTCACGCTGCCGCTGTTTGACGATGGGCAGTACTGGATCAGCGTCAAGAAGGAACTCAATGCCGGCGAGGACAAGCAACTCTCACAGGGCGCATTCACCAAGTTAACTCGTCTGAGTCAAGACGACTCGTCGCCGGCGCTTTCGATGGATCTTGAGGCCGCCGCGTTTCGGAAGGTGCTGCTCTATTTGCTCGATTGGAACGTGCCAGATAAGGCCGGCAAGACGGTGGATATCACAGTCTCTCCCAAGGCCAAGATGGACGCCCTGAAGGCGCTGAAACCCGCCGCGTTCCGGGAGATCGAACGGGTCATTGATGCCCATGCGCTGAGTGTGGAAAAAAACGGACCGGGCGGCGTCCCTACACCGACCGCGACCATCTCGTGATCTGTCGTTCTATGGGATGGTCTTGGCAGGACGAACAAGCAACGCCGCTGAGCGTGATTGACGAGATCGTAGACATGATCCAAGCCGAGAACCGGACATGAGCGACGCGATCACTGGAGGCGCTTACGGCACTTAGCGTCGGGGAACTTGAAGCTACGATTCGTTTGCGGGACGAATTAAGTACGCAACTCAAAACGGTTCAGACCAATCTGGGCGGTCTCGCTTCAACCGCCGCGACGGTCGGCAAAGTGCTGGGCGTTGGGTTGAGCGTCGGGACTGTCGTGGCCTTCGGGCGCGAAATTCTGCGCGATGCCGACGCGCTCGTGAAGTTGCACGATAAGACCGCCCTCTCGATTGGCGCACTCGTCGAGCTTCGGCGCGTCAGCATCGATAGCGGCAGTTCCGTCGAGGGGATGGCTTCGGCGATCAATACCCTGCAGCGCAACATCGGCAACGAGGATACCGGAGCTGTCGGAGCCGCAAAAAGGCTCGGCTTGAACTTCGATGCGCTGAAGAGGATGTCGCCGGAGGATCAGTTTTTTGCCGTGGCGAGCGCATTGCGTGGCGTGACTAATCAAACAGAATTTGTCACGCTCGGTGCGAAGTTGATGGGGCGTGGATTTGCCGAAGTGGCACCAGCTATTAAACAAGGCTTTAAGGATATCGACGAAAGTGCGGCCGAAACAATTAAAGCGCTCGATGCAGTCGGCGACGCGATCGGGCGAATCTATCAGAAGGCGAAAGATTTTGGCGGCGAGGGAATCGCGCTCAGTTTTAATATGGCAGCCAGCGCGATTGAGCAGTTAAACAAGGGGATGGCGATTGCGCTGACACTCTTCGGCGATAAGGTGATCATCGGCGCACCGGAACAGGCGTCGGCGTTAGCTGCCGCAGAAGCTCAAGCCGCCAAGACGCTCAACGTGGTTGATGCGTCGCTGCGGAACGTGGTCGATTCCACCGTTGCACAATCTAATGCGGAGCGTGTTCTTGGTGAGCAAACGCAAAAACTAGCCGAGGCTGAAGAGGTCCTCTACAATAACAAAATTAGACTCCTTGAGACCGCGACAGACGCGAGTCTCAAGCATTACGGCTTTGGTGGGCAGATTGCGGCCTTATCGCAACTCGATGCGGCAGAGAAAGCTCATTCACTGGCAATTCTCGCGTCAATCAACGATGAAAAAACGCGCGCGGCAGTGATCGAGAACACGAGTGCTCGCCACGTTGAACTCATGAACCAGATTGCAGCCGTACAAGAACAACAAGCTGGCGTCGTGAATGCCGCAATCATGAGAGAAGCCACCGCACAAATAGAGCTTAACCGGCTCTGGGGCGAAGACGCCGAAGGGAATATTCTTCGGCAACTCTCTGCGCTTGAACTCTTGCAGGAGAAGATGAGAGCGCTCGACGCGACCAATGGCACGTGGGTCAGCACAGCGAAACAAAAAGCGCTACTCGAAAAACAGTTCATCAATGCGCTCGACGCGGAAGCGTCCGCCACGCAGGATGCGTATTTTGCGACTCTCAAGAAAAACGCAGAAGACGCGAAGATCCCGGCGCTAATGGCGAACGCTGCCGCAGCCGTGCAGTTCTACAACTTCGTGCTTGGGAGTGGCCCGGCTGCGCCGAGTTCTAATCTGCGCCCGGATACACAGAGCGCAATTCAGGCTGGGCCGAGTGGCGGATCGGCGTGGAATCTTCCAGGCGGCGGGTATTTTAATCCAGGTAATAGCGCCGGGGTGCCGAAGCTCGCGGCGGGTGGGCCGGTCAGCGCTGGTCGTCCCTATCTAGTTGGAGAGCGTGGGCCTGAACTTTTCATGCCGTCATCATCAGGCTCGATTCGGCCTGGCGGCGGAGCCGGCACGACCAATATCTACATCACGCAACCGCTCGGAACGCCTACTGAGATTGCTCGTGTGGTGAGTCGCGCACTTCAGGACCTGTCGCGTAGTTACGGCGAACGCATGCCGCCAGGAGCCTAGATGCCAGGTATCTCCGGCACCGACAAGGCGTTGATGTTTGCCCAGTTCGGCGTGATGCGCTTCGGCGCGTCGCGGTTCGGGTACACGTCGGCGTATTGCTTTATCTCGATCAATGGCACGCAGCGCCGCGAGAAGGTGCAGTTCGACACGCTGACGATCACCGATTCGCTCGATGAGATCCCGAACACCTGCCAGTTCACCGTCCTGGGATTTACCCCAACGGTCGGGATGGAAGTGATCATCACGCTCGGGTCGACGCACAACGCGGAACGGATTTTCGCCGGACATATCCTCCAGGTCCAGCAAACGCAGCAATGGGTCAACGGGCAAGTCTTCTATCACGTCTCGTGCATTGACTATACCTGGCTGCTCGGTCGGCAGAAGGTTATTAAAAAGTACACGAGTGAGTCAGCCACGGACATTGCCACGGACCTGATCCAATCATTCGCAACGGGCTTCACCGCACGAAATGTGGTGACAGGTCTCGCAACAGTGGACGAAATCACGTTCACGAACGAAGACCTGCCAACCGCTTTAACTCGGCTCGCGAAGCGGATCGGCGCGTACTGGCGAGCGGACTATTTCAAAGATGTGCATTTCGGGCTGAGCGAAACCGCCGTCGATCCGGTGGATCTCACGACCTCTCACGTGTCGGTGTCTGATGTGGCTTATGACACGGATCTCAGCCAAGTCACCACCCGCGTTCTCGTGGAAGGCGGCGGCGTCAACGCACTTGCGGAAGTCGCGGCCGGAGAAACGATCTTCCCGGTTGAGGATTTAGCCTGGTATAGCACCGGAACGGTCGTCTCTGGGCCGCAGCGCATCACCTACACGGGAACAATGGGCGCGACTAGCAGTGGGGCGATTGTCGGTCCTGGCGTGACGCCGAGCGATGCACCCACGACAACCGGCGTCATCGGCACAGGGATTGAGACGGGCGCACATTCGTACGCCTATACATGGGTCACAGGGGCCGGCGAAACCCTCTCGTCACCACTCGAGTCCTTTACTGCTGGGCCGGTGGCCGCGCCGTCCTCGCCGGTCGGCTTGCTTGCCACACTTGGGGCCGGTGGCTCGCCCGGCATGACGATCGGGGCCACGTATACCTACTGTTTCGTATGGGGTGGAGAAGACACGACCGATCCGACGCATCAGACGAGTCCGAGTGCTCAATCCACTGTGGTGCCGCTCGATCGGGGTGATGGCATCTCCGGGAATATTCAGGTGACTATTTTCGACGCGATCACTATCCAGCCCGCGGAGGCCGAGCGACTCGTGATCTATCGCACACTTGCCAATGGGAGCACGTTCTATCGCCTGCAATCGTATTCCACGCCCATAGCGCCGAACTTTTTCGATACAACTGCAGATGCCTCCATTTCTGGAAATCCGACACTCCCGGCGGCGGATTTTACGATCGCGCAGGCAGCGTTGTCGGGGATTGCGATCGGGCCAAGCGGGACCACATCACGGAATGTGTATCGAACGGTCGCGGGCGGGTCGCAACTCAAACTCCAACAATCGATCGCGAACAATACCGCGACCACTGGCGTGACGGATAGCACGGCCGATGCCGCCCTCACGACGAATGTGCCGACCAGTGATACCTCTGCCCTAACTCAACCCTCGGGGCAAGTCAATCCAGGCGAGACGTCGATCGTCGTGTCCGGCACGGCCTTCGCCTCCTCGACTGGCGGGTGGGCCGTCATCGGCAACGGCCAGCAGGTCATTCGCTATACGAGCTTCAGTGGGGGGAGCCTCACGGGCATTCCGGCGTCTGGCAACGGGGCCATCGTGGCCGCCGTCACCTATGGGTCCACCATCACGGCTGCGCCATCACTCACCGGCATTCCCGCCAGCGGGGACGGTGCGATTCTCTACACGATTCTCAAGGGTGATCCCGTCAATATCCTCATCACGGTCAACGATACGACTGCACAAGCGGCGCTCGCGACGCAAATCGGTGGAGGCGATGACGGCATTCAGGAAGAATACATTCAAGACCGACGCTTGTCGGCCACGGAATGTGCGCTTCGCGCCAATGCGATTCTCCTCCTACGTGGCGCTGAAGAGAATCGTCTCAGGTACCGCTGCCGCGATCCGCGGACCAGGACTGGCCTGACGATTACCTTCAGCTTCGCCGGCACGATGAATATCAGCGGGGCGTTCAAGATCCAGACCGTGACGATTTCGGCGTTCAGTGCGACCGGGACGCAGTTCCCGACGTATACCGTGGATGCCTCCAGCACGAAGTTCACGTTCGAGAGTCTGCTCGGCATGATTCGCTCCAGAGGACAGGCGGCCTAACGTATGGCAGCGACCACGATCGCCCGCGTTTCCATCACTGACGATGATGGCACTGGGCAAACCGGAACCATTTGGAATAATGCGCAACTTGTCGCCATCTACGACGACATCGACGATCTCTTTAAGCGCACGACCGCTGGCGATTTGACGTTCGAGCTGGAAAACACCGATACGACCAGCACGTCGGATACCGGATTTATCGCGCGAGTGGGCAGCGGTGCCGCAGGCGATCCGTACTTTCAAGTCACCAACGGCACGACGACCTGGACGTGGGGGCTCGACAATAGCGATAGCGATGCGTGGGTGTTGGCAAATAGTGCGGCGCTGGGCAACTCAAACATCCTCAAGATCACCGCGAGTGGCTTTCAGGGGATTGTCTACATCAACGACACCGCGAACGCCAACATGACAACCGGCCTGACGATCAATCAGGCCGGGGCCGACAACGAAATCTTCACGCTGAAATCCTCTGACGTGGGGCATGGCGTCACCTCCATCAGCGAAACCGATAGCTTCATGATGATCGCGAAGGCGTCAGCCACGGGCGGCGGGGTTGAACTCTGGTCGATCGGCGGATCGACTTCCTCGTTGATCCTCAAGGGGGTGGCCGTGACGGCCGATGCGACACGCAGCACGGCCGGGGTGGCCCCCTTCATGGCGCAAGGCTATATCGGGAGCGGCGTGAATGCTGTCACGGTCGGGGCCGACAAGAATATCGCGGCATTCAGGGATGCCTCCACGACGCGGTTCATCCTCGATTCCGATGGCGACTCCCATCAAGACGTCGGCACGGCCTGGACGAACTTCGACGACGGCGATGATCTTGTCCGTCTGAATGCTGTAGCCATCGCGCTCGCGCGCAAGGGCGACCCATTACGGTCGGCGTTTGTTGCACACATCGAGGATCAGCGGGCGGTGCTGGATGCGATGCCCGGCAAGAAGCTCGTGGCGTTCAATGCGGATGGGCACCATTTCGTCAACATGAGCCGTCTCGCCATGTTGCACACGGGCGCGATCCGGCAACTGGGGATGCGACTGACGAAAACAGAGAAGCGGCTGGCGTCTGCACAGCGTGAGTTGAGGCGTCTGGCAGCGTAGGAGATGACATGGGGCGTGCTGCGCGGCTGAAACATATGCGAACAGTCAACGTGATTCGGCTTGAGGAAGTCGAGGCGCGGAAGCTCTTAACCGCCCAGCGGAACTATGTGCAGGCGCAGCTCGCAGCCCGAGACGCCGTTGAACTCGTCAATGGGAAGGTCCGAGCGGCGGGACAGGCGCAGGCCGCCGTCTTCGATGCGCTTGCGAAGAAATACAAACTCGATCCGGCGAAGAAATACACGCTGGATGATGAGACGCTGACGTTGACGCCGCAGTAGTTACTGACATGG